ATGTGACATATTCTGCCCCGACTCACAACCAAGTCCATTAACTGAACAGAACCGTTATCACCCACATCCTACTATCGCATGCGCTTCTTATCTCGGTGCGCCACCGCAGCTGGGTTCGTTGCGAGCAAAGTTGTGCTACTCACATCTTCACACAACGCCCTTAACAAGACTAGAATAGGACGAAAGAACCTAAGACATAAGGATGCGGCATCGTCTCACCTGAGGCCCCCCCACTCATGGATGGGATCCCTTCCACGCTTCACTCGAATAGGGGTGGTTCCTGCGAATGGACTGGGGTCGTGACGTCCCAGTCCCCCCAAACTAAAGGTTTTAGACGCCCTCCAGGCTCTTTCCATGCCAGACGACTCGCGATATACCCATCTCGGGAACAAAGTACATGCTACCGCGAGGAAGACCCGTCCCCGATTCCGACGCTCTCAGCAAGCACGAGTCCGAGCGGGCCTGGTTACCCTAGCAAACAACTCGACCTCACCTGTACTTCGTGTTCCTCGGTTCACAATCTTCAGCGGGGTCAGCACATCAGGTCGGTAGGTTCCACCCCGATGCCCCAGCTCAACCGTCTCTATCTAATTTAACCCACTACATCGGCGGTTTATGACCGTCTAAAGCCGTGCTCCGGCCTGGGAAGAGAACATATACAAGAGGTCATGGGTCATCGAAGATGTAATGTCGCCGTTTGCCGACAAAAACCTCCTCCCTACTCTGAAACTTGTATAGGTTCGGGAAGTCCACTGTTCTCAACTCAGCCTCCAAAGCACGCACACGACACAAACTAATCCCAAAAGCATCACAGAACGACAGATAAGATTCCAAGGTAGGTTTTTGAGTTTGTTCTCGTTCCAGCTTTGCAATGTCCAATGTGCCAACACTTTCAAGCAAATAGCGCTGGTCATCCATATGCTCCAACGCTATGGCCTTGACACCACTAGTGTGTCGCAACATCATATTGGCCCATTCACCCAATATCGGGATGCCATTGTTTATATGTCTTTCACATAGAGCAATGGATCGCAGGGCTCGCAATCCACCCAATGGCGAGTGGAAATGCTTGTGTGAACCAAGGATACTGATGGCCTTGATCCAACTCCTTACCATTGTCCAGCCCCTAGAACCAATGCATGGCTTACACTGACAGTGGGTAACATCACAAAATCTGTGGAATACTCCCTCCATTTTAATTTTGTGTCCAAAACACCGAAAAATGGTGGGTAATCGCTCCAACACCTTGGACAAATCACCCTTTTCCATGAACAATAAGCAATCATCCCCATCACAGGCTATGTCAAATTCGCGGATCGACATCATCTTGAATGCCGTCATAACCATACACACCATTATCAAGGTGTTCCCAAGTGCCGTATCCATATCACCGGTACAGCGCTTGCCATCGATCTCAAAGGAAAGTCCACTTCGAAACTTACCTTTTGAACGAATCATTCTAGACAACATCCATGCAAACCTAGGATCAGGGTTTAGCTTCTTATACACAGAATGGGTGGCCAAGAGTTGGTATCTTTCCACATGTTTATCAAATCTGGAACTATCAACAGACACTACCACGGGCTCTTTGAACTTGTCCCATTTCTTGCGAATGAGTGCAGCACGTTTGTCAGGATTTAAGCCTTTTACTATAACACGTGTTGCACCCCCACCATGCCTATGTA